TCGCCGTACTCGTCGGCGTAGCCGTCACGAGTGAAGACGGTCCGCGCCCAGCCCTCCAGGCTGATCGCCGGCCGTGGCAGGACTGCCATGGCACGTGCCCACTCGCTCAGTCCCTCGTCGTTCTGCACGTACAGCATGAACGTCCACGTCTCGCGGTTCGTCCAGCCGTTGTAGGTCTCGTCGTTGGTGGTCATGATCTACTTCCCTCCCCACATGCGGGTCAGTTCAGAGGCGGTGGGCATACGCCGTCCGGCGTCACTGTCGGCGTAGCACGACAGGCAGAGATCCCCGGGGAAGGCATTGATCTCCATGTCAGACGTGCCGCAACCGCGGCAGGTGAACGGGGTAGTGAACGGACTGGTGGTCATCGCTTCCTCCGTGGGTTGTGGTGCGATGTGACCATCATCGCGGTGCGATGTGACAAACGCAAGGGTTGGGATGGTTCGTTATCGAATCGTTACAAAGGGAAGGTTGACGGGCCGGCTGTCGGCCGGCCCCGATCCCTGGTCAATAGGGCGCAGGGTCGGTTGTCAATGACAGTTGGTTGGGTGGGTTGGTTAGGGTCGGCTTAGCTGTAAGTTACGGTGGCGTAGGTCGGTGGTTGGTTGGTGCTATCGCGTGGCGCTAGTAGTTGCGAATGGTTTGCAGGTAGACATGCTCTTGCAAGTTCCGCGCAATACTATGCAAGAAGTTGCGGGTAGGAGTCTCCCCGCATTACATGCTCCATGGCCCTGTGGATAACCTGTGGATAACTACCCCCGGGGGTATGTCAGACTGATGGTTGACTGTGGTTACAGTCAACGAGCTGCCGGCACCCGCCTCTCGCGGGTGCGGACTTGACCCCACCATTGTTAAATCCGTGTTACTACATATACTAACTACCCCTCCGACAAAGCCCCGGAGACCCCTCATGGACCCTCCTGGGAGGGTCCTGTAACCGGTTACATTAGAAACGGACATAGTGGTACATACTATACCAGTTTCATAACGATTTGGTAACGGTTTTCTGGAACCGAAAATCGGCCCTTTCTTAAGTATTTATAGACAGTAGTTACTTAGAGCGTCGCTACACGGCGACGCGACGCTCAATCAACTACTAACGCTCTGCGGCCCTCTAGGGAGCCGCAGAGCTTACTTAACTACTTACTTACTACGCAGTCCCGGCGTCGAGCCGGGACTGCTTTAGAACTGATTGTAACGTAGTACTTGACCGATTCGGAGCCCTTTGAGGGCTCCTCATCGGTACTACGTACAACACCTCACAACCGCCGAAGAACGTACCCCCTCCTCGCCTTTGCTCCTGCCGTCGCAAAGGCTCAGGTTCCCCCAACGATTCATCGCTGCCGATGGATTGATGACGGCTCTCGATCGCCACCGAAGTGGCAGCTTCGGTGGCTCCCTTTCCCTACTGCCATAGGAGACAAGATGCGCGTTCCGGATACCACCTGCAAGCAGGACCGGGCGATTCAGACGCTGATCGCCGACGACCCCACCGGTCTTCGGCTGCTGATTTCCGAGAACAGCGCACCGGCCGACGGGAACGGCTGCGTCGAGTGGACAGGCCGAACGGACGGGAACGGCAACGGGGTGATCTCCCACGACGGGATGCTCCTCCAGGCCCACCGAGTCGTGTACGCCCTGGAGCGGGGCTTCCAGGCCCTTCCGTCGGGCAACAACACGCACCTGAGCAAGAACGCCCCGTGCGTGGCCCGGACCTGCCTGAACGGCTCCTGTGTCGCTCCGCGCCACCTGGCGCTAATGCGGTACGCCCATGTGCGTCCGTTCGACAAGGACGGCAAGACGGAGCCGCTGTACTGCAACGACGAGTTCCTGCCGGACACCTACCGCTTCCGGGCGGAGAACATCCGCCGCCGAGGCGAGGTGCCCCAGCCGCACTACTACCGGCTTGACCGTGATTCCCACGCCGCCCAGATGGTCGGCTTGAAGGTGACCCCGATGGAGGACGTGCGTGACCGATTCGAGGGGGATTCGGCCGCATAGGGCTCAACGACCACCGGAGGAGTCGAAGGCCCTCCTGATCAAGGCCATCCAGGACGGGCACACGATCAAGGACGCGTTGAGCGTCATCCGCCGCTCCCGCTCCTGGTATGAGAAGGCACGGGCGACGGACCAGCAGTTCCGGGTGGATGTGGATCGCATCCGCCAGGGCGTCGCCGACAACTACGAAGCGGAGAGGACGGAACTTCCGGACTTCCCGGAGTTCTCTGAGCGCTTCCTGGGTCAGCGTGTGTTCCCGCACATGCAGAACGTGGTGGACTTGATCGACGGCAAGGAGCCGTCGTGGGTGCATCCGGCGATGACGTACGAGCGGGGCGAGCCCGAGCTGGTCATCGTGAACATGCCGCCGGCTCACGCCAAGAGCACGACGGTGACGCAGAACTACGTGACGTGGCGTATCGCCAAGGACCCGAACATTCGAGTCATCATCGTGTCGAAGACACAGGCGATGGCGACGAAGTTCCTGTACGGCATCAAGACCCGGCTCACGTCCAGTCGCTACCGCGACTTCCATACCCGTTTCGGTCCCCCGGCGGGGTACTCCGCGAATGCGGAGCAGTGGACGCAGAAGTTGATCTACATCTCGTCGGATGCCCGTGATTCGGGCGAGAAGGACCCGACGGTTCAGGCGATCGGCATCCGTAACCAGATCTACGGCGCTCGCGCAGACCTGATCATCCTCGACGACTGCGTGGACTTGTCGAACGCCCATGAGGCGGACAAGCAGATCGACTGGATTCAGAACGAGGTCCTGTCCCGCGTGTCGTCGTCGGGGGCTGTGCTGGTGGTGGGTACCCGTCTGAGCCCGTTCGACATGTACTTGCAGCTTCGTGACCCGAAGCGGTATCCGGATGAGTCGTCCCCGTGGACGTACCTGGCGATGCCGGCGGTGCTGGAGAGCGCGGACGACCCGAAGGACTGGGTGACGCTCTGGCCGAAGTCGAACGAGCCGGAGCCGGGAGCCAAGGGCTACATGGCCGAGCCCGACGAGGACGGGCTGTACTGGAAGTGGGGCGGGACACAGCTCAACAAGAAGCGGGCTCACATGAGCCCGCGCAACTGGGCGATCGTGTATCAGCAGGAAGCGATCGGCGGGGATTCGATCTTCGATCCGAAGGCCGTCAGCGGGTGTATCAACGGCAACCGCATGACGGGCTTGATCCCGAAGGGCATGGCGAACTGCCGCCCGAAGGGCATGGAGGGGTTGATCGTGGTGGCGGGCATGGACCCCGCCACTGCTGGTTTCACGGCCGCGATCTGTATCGGGTTCGACCCGGCGAATCACAAGCGGTACGTGCTGGACGTCTACAACAAGGCCGGTAACCGGCCCGACGAGACACGTGAACTGATCAAGGCGTGGACGGCGAAGTACAACATCGTCGAGTGGCGTATTGAGAAGAACGCCTTCCAGTCGTTCCTGACCGAGGACCGTGAGGTCAACCAGTTCCTGTCGAGCCGTGGGTCGCTGCTGCGACCCCACTTCACCGGCTCCAACAAGATGGACCCGGACTTCGGTGTGGCGTCCCTGTCGAGCCTGTTCAACGGCTGGCAGGACGGCCACAACATGATCGAGTTGCCGAGTACGGCGATCACGGAAGCGGCGAAGACGCTGGTCCAGCAGCTCGTGTCGTGGCAGCCGGGCATGAGCAAGAAGATCAAGACGGACATGGTGATGGCGCTGTGGTTCGCCGAGCTGGCCTGCCGTGACCGCGTGGTGGCGATGAGCAACTACAACCACCACGCCAAGAACCCGTTCCTGTCCACGTACGACATGAACCAGCGGCACGTCGTGAGCCTGCTGGATGCCGAGGCGAACGGTCTGCTTCGCCCCGTGGGCTTTCGCTAAATCCCGATAGACAGGTAACCAGTGGATAATCCGATGACTGCGCTTGGTGACGCCCCTCAGGGCGACTTTGCCAAGATCCGGGATCTCCTGGTCCGGACGAAGGCCCGGTTCAACGAGCGCGACCAGCGCATGCAGCACGTCCTTGCGGTCCGCCAGGGCCGCATGCGGGACGTGTTCCCGGACCTGTTCCCCGAGGGACCGTACGACCGGGGCATCGTCGCCAACATGGTCGACGTCGCGGCCCGTGACCTGTCGGAGGTTCTGGCGCCGCTGCCGGCGGTGTCGTGCTCGTCCGGTAAGTCAACATCGGATGCGTCGGTCAAGTTCGCGGTCAAGCGCAGCAAGATCGCCAACGGCTATCTGACGTTCTCCGATGTGCAGGTGCAGAGCTACACGGCTGCCGACCGCTACGTCACCTATGGCTTCGTGCCGGCGATGGTGGAGATCGATACCGAGGCGCGCATGCCGCGCATCCGGTTCATGGATTCGGTGGGCGCGTACCCGATCTTCAACCGCTGGGGCGAGATCGAGGCCGCGTACTTCACGTTCTTCAAGACCCGTGACGAACTGCTGCACATGTACCCCGACGCCCTGGGGGCGCTTGCCGGTGCCGGCATGTCCGGCAGCGAGCTGATCGAGGTTGCCCGGTACCACGACAAGAACGTGGACGTGCTGTTCCTGCCGAACGCCCGTGAGGCGACCATCCTGGAGTCGGCCAGGAACCCGCTGGGCGAGTGCATGGTCGTGTGGACTCAGCGTCCCGGTGTCGACTCTGAGGCTCACGGCCAGTTCGATGACGTTCTCGCGGTGCAGGTGGCGAAGGCGCGCTTCGCGCTGCTGAGCCTGGAGGCGGCTACGAAGGCCGTCCAGGCGCCCATCGTGATGCCGCAGGACGTGCAGGAACTGGCGATCGGCCCGGACTCGGTGATCCGCACCGACTCTGGTGACAAGGTGCGCCGGGTCCCGGTTGAGGTTCCGTCGTCCGCCTTCGCTCAGCAGAGCGTGCTCGATCAGGAACTACGTCAGGGCTCCCGCTTCCCCGACGCTCGCGCGGGGAACATCGACGGGTCCATCGTCACCGGTCGTGGCGTGCAGGCCCTCATGTCGGGCTTCGATACGCAGGTTCGTACCGGCCAGGCGATGTTCGCCCAATCCTGGTCGAAGCTGATCCGGCTGTGCTTCGCCGCCGACGAGAAGTTGTGGGGAAGCCAGGCGAAGACCATTCGCGGCAACGCGGATGGCACCCCGTACGAGATCGAGTACCGCCCTGATCGGGACATCAAGGGCGATTACACAGTGGATGTCCAGTACGGCCTTATGGCCGGACTGGAGCCTAACCGGGCGCTCGTGTTTGGTCTTCAGGCTCAAGGTGGCGGTCTGGTGTCGCGGGAGTTCCTGCGGACGCAGATGCCGTTCCCGCTGGATTCCAGCGAGCAAGAGCAGAAGATCGACGTGGAGAACCTGCGCGACGCGCTCAAGCAGGCTGTCGCTGGGTATGTGCAGTCGATCCCGGTGATGGCCCAGCAGGGCATCAACCCGAGCGACGCCGTGGCGAAGGTCGCCAAGATCATCATGGATCGCCAGAAGGGCGATCCGATCGAGAAGATCGTCTCCGAGGTCTTCGCCCCTGAACCCCCCACCCCCGCTGAAAATGGCGTTGAGCCGCCCGTTGATCAGGCCAGTCCCCCGTCGGGCCAGCCGGGCGAGGCTCCCCCTGGCGGGGGTGGGGCACCTCCTGGAATGAACGAGAACGGCTTGCTTCAGGGCGTGGCCCCTGGGCAGGCCGGAATGGCTCCAGGCGGACGACCGGACTTGCAGATGCTCCTAGCTTCCATCGGCAATAACGGACAACCGAACATGACGGCGGGCGTTTCCCGCCGTCGAGTGGTCTAACTAACAGGAGGAACCATGGGCCAGCCTAACCAAGGGAAGCCGGCGCCGTCGGCGCCCGTCAGCCCGCCTATCGCCGATTCCAAGAAGCCGTCAGCGAACGGTGACGTTCGCTTCGGTGCGCCTGGTGGCGCTGGGACGCGAGGCAAGTAAACCAAATGGCGTCACGCATTCAGAGTCGAGACATGGCAGTCGCGCTCCAGGTCGGCAACATCGCCGTCTCGTGGAGCGCGGAGGCGGTGTCGTGGTCACCGGACGTTGCCGATGACATGGCACGCCGCTGTACGCAGCTCTTGCATGACGCTCTCGCCGAGGCCGCAGCATTCGGAATCCTCCTGCCAATTCTGGTCGAGGGCGACGACGAGTGCACCGAGGAGGTGACCGAGGATGGCAACTAATCAGCACGGTGGCTACCGCGCACCGACCCATCCCGCGCCTGCGAGCGGTCCCGGTTCGCTGTCGCAGCGAACCGACGGTGGTCCGGCTTCGCCGGAGTACGTCAGTGGACTCCCCTATGGGGAAGGGCAGGACTTCTACGACCTGCAAAGCAGCGCCCCCTTGGGCTCCCCCGCCGCAAAACCCCGTAGCAGAAGCGGCAACTCATCCCCCGTTGGGGGCGCTGCAACCCCACTGTTCATGCCCACGCAGCGACCGGATGAGCCGGTCACGGCGGGGGCTCCGTTCGGCCCTGGAGATGGACCTGATATGGCACCTCGTACTCGCGTGTCCCTGGCGGACACGCTCGCGGCTCTCGTGCCGTACGACGAGACGGGTGACATCGGCTCTCTGCTGGCGCTGGCGTCCGCTCGGGGCTGGTAATGCTTGACTCGACCGGCCAGGTGGCCGGGCCGAAGAAGCCCAAGCAGGCGATCTCGGCGGTTGATACGACTGTGCCGACGCAGGTGCAGCCGGAGAACATGCTTCCGCAGGAGGACTTCTCCCCCGCTGCGATTGCACAACACGACATCAGCGTGTTGCAGAAGTCGGTGCAGGACGCGACTAACGCGGCCGTACTGGCGAGCCAGAAGGCTCGTAACCCGTATCAGGCTATGGGTGCGGCCATGATGGCGAAGCGGGCGGCTGCGACCGCTGCCGGCATCATGCAGTCGATGACGGGTCAGGGTGACCTGAGCAAGTATCCGACGTTGATGAAGGCGGTCACGCAGGCTGCCGCCAATGGTCAGGACATTGACGCGCAGGATGTGGCGCGTCTGGTGAACTTCGCCGCCGCGAAGCGGGCGGCGGACCTGTACCTATCGACCACGGATCAGGGCAGGAAGAACATCCTGCTGTCACAGACTCCGGTGCAGCGTGCGGCGACGCTCGATGTGGTCGAGGGCATGGTCAACGCGCTCAACAGCTCCGACCAGAACGTTGTTCTAGAGGGTCTTGGCAACGCCGTCTCAACAGCGCTGTCGCCACTGTTGTGGCTGAACGAGAACGCTCAGCATCTTGCCCGTGCCGGTTGGCAGGGCAACGACTTGCAGGGCGGGTTCAACACGATGGCCTCCCTCCGGGCCGGCATCTCCAACTTGGCCCGTGGCCCGCAGGGCTGGGTGAACGCCTGGAATGCCACCGAGAGGGGTCAGTTCGACCAGCAGTACATCGACACCCTGAAGACGTCCGGGCAGTACACCCCGACCCAGGTTGACGTTGTGACGGCCATCGCCAAGGCTCAGGCTGAAGGCGACCCGGACCCCGTGGGCACCGTGATGGTGCAGTTCGCGGACAACCCGGAAGCCGACATGGCGATCCGTGGACTGATCTACCGTGGCGACGCGGCCAACGAGCAGATGGCCGAACTGGCTCGCCAGGTCGATTCGGCGAACCTCGGGTCGACGGGACAGCTTTTCACGACTCAGGCGCTCACGCCTGACTCTGCTCAGTACAGCGCGTTCCGTGGGACCGGTGCGCGTGAGCAGACCGCGAACGCGGCTAGCATCTTCTACACGTTCGCTCTCGATCCGACGATTGCCGGCTCGGAGATCCTCGGCGCGTACCGCGCGGCCCGCTACACCATCGGCAAGATGGTTGGTCCGGGCAAGACCGCCGCGAAGGCGCTTGCGTCAGTGAAAAAGGCCGGGGTCGAGACGAACACCGCTCGTCGCTACTTCGATTCGCTGACCGCCGACTTCCGCAAGCTCGACTCCCTGAAGGAGTCGGGTAAGCGTGTAGAGCACGCGCAGTTGCGTCAGCAGATGGCTCGACAGTTCCGCGAACTGCCCGAGGACGTGATCGAGGAGTTCCGCAAGGCGGGCGTGCGGAGCACGGACGACGTGATCCGGTACCTGGATGACACGTCGGATGCGTTCAATATCGCCCACGGAATGCCCGCTAAGGCTGCGCTAGAGGCGCAGCAGGCGATTGCTGGTATCCCGAACTCTGAGCGCCTGGCGATGGTTCTGACGGCCCGTGGTGACGCGCTGCGCCGGGAGGCGCTGCTGCCCCGCAAGGGTTACGGGCGAACTATCCGGGAGATGGGTGCACGCCAGGTGGCGCGCATGATGCCGTCGAAGCGTGCCGAGGAAGTCATCAAGTCGTTCTACGGTGACGGCACCACCGACGAGATCGTGAAGGCGCTGGATACGCAAGACGGCCTGATCGGCAAGATGGATCAGTCGCTGAACCCGCTGTCGACCGGCGTGAACGGTCGACGTCTTGATGGCCTGACTCGGCTGTTCTCCAGCCTGCCGAACAAGAGCACCATCAACATCGCCGACGCCAGCGATGCGGGCGTGTTCTACAAGTTCGCCCGGTCGTTCCTGACGAAGCGTCACGCGGACCTCCTGACGGACGCGTTCCGTGACGCGAACATCGGTCAGCGCCGGCTCATGGTGGCCGGCGTCATCCGCACTGCCGCGTCTGCACGGGGTGTCAACCTGAGCGACCCGGTGATTCTGGAGAAGATCGGGGACCTGGCTACCGGGACGCGCTCGGGTGAGCTGTACTCGGCTGGCCGTGAGATGGTCGACAACGCGGTGGATGCCGGCGAGTCCGGCATCGAGAATATCATCCGCTACTCGCCGTCGAACATTGACGACCACGAGCATGCACTGCACTTGTGGCAGACGGTCGACCAGGTACACATTCCGTCGATTAAGGATCTGGAGGCGCTGAAGCGCTATCGGCAGATCGAGCCGTTCAAGAGCCTCCAGGATGCCCCACAGAAGTTCACGGATTACTGGTCGCTGTTCACCCTGCTCGGCCTGCGTTACGCGGTCCGCAACGGCCTGGAAGACCTGTTCACGTACGCCCTGACGGGTGGCAAGTTCGGTGATCTGATGGCCGGTCGACGGGTGTCGACCGCATACCACGACATCAATCCGGTGTTCCGGAACGTGCTCGACGCCAACGGCAAGGTGAAGATCGGCGAAGACGGTCTGCCGGTGGTCGAGATGAAGTCGACTCTCGGCATGATCGCTCGCGGCTCTCGCCGCATCGGTGATCTGGCCCAGCGCAACGCTCTGGCGAACCGCGTCCTGTCCAAGTTCTTCCTGTCGCGTTTCCCGTCGGACGAGATCGTGAAGGCTCAGTACGCCGCGAAGGCGGGCAACTACGAGCCGATGCGGAAGATGTTCGTCACGTCAGCCGCTCGCCTGCGGCTGACCGGTTTGACGGACAAGGAGATCGACGACTTCGCGGACCTGCTGGCGACGCCGTTCGGGCAGACCCTCATGGATGAGATTTCCGAGGTCACGCACTACGGAATCTCCGGTGCATATCCGAAACTCCTTGACGAGGCCGACCCTGCTCAGGGGTTCGTGGCGGGCACGCTGTCGAACCAGAAGTACACCGCGTTCGGGGATTTCATCCCCGTCGCTGAGGGCGCACGTAACCCGTACTACACGTACTTCTGGCAGCGGAACCTTGAAGGCGTGCTGGAGCACGACGGTCCGATCGGGAAGATCGCCGTCAGCAACCTGGAGAACCGCCAGGCGGCCATCGCCAAGGTTGCCCAGGCGATCCGTGACGACGGGCAGTTCGGGTACAAGGAGCGCTTCAGTGCGCTCTACACCGGACAGTTGTCGGTGGACGAGTTCGCTTCGCGCTACGTCGATGACGTCTACACGATGTTCTCGGACGCCGAAGGCAACCTGAACAAGAAGCTGCTTGACCTTGTTGCTCCGCGACCATCCAGCGCTCCCGTCGAGCCATCTTGGTCTGGCGGCCCCACTCTGTTCCACGGGACATCACGGGCCTTTGAGTCTGACAGACTGCGAGACGTCTTTGAGATCCCCCAATCTCAGAACATGCTCGGCGCTGGGTTCTACACGACCGCTGACCGCAGCATCGCCTCGGAGGGGTACGAGGCAAAGGGTCGTGGCGGCAACCCGACTACCTACAGCGTTCACTGGATAGGGACTCAGCCTCCGCGCGTCCTGGACGCAGAAGCACCTGCCCCCGATTGGATTCGCTCTTGGATTAAGAGACAGCACGAGAACAATCTCGACCTAGGTGACACCTCACTCACCCTAGCCGGCGACGCCGACGCCACCACAGTTGACATTGTGAAGGCGTTTCGGCGGGACATGGCCGACAGCGGAATGGGCATGACCAGAACCGAGGCCGAGGAATACATAGTCGACCTGAATGAGGTAATGCGTGACCAGGGGGTCGACGCACTGCGCCACATCGGTGGCAAGGCCAGGGGCGGCAAAGAGCATGATGTATTTATCTGGCTGGATACGCAGAACCTTTCCGTTGCACGCGCCCCGGCAATCGCGAATCGCTCGGTAACACTGTACGACGCGGGTGAGAACGGCGAGAAGATCCTTCGCCTCACTCCCGGCAAGCTGGGCCAGCTCCGCAAGGACGGGGCACCGTCCTACGTGCTAGGTCAGGATGAGATCCCCTTCCCGGAGACGCCGCAGGCGATGCTCTCCGACCGGGCCTGGGAGGCGATGGGCCGGCAGTATGCGCGCATCGCCCGTGAACCGGTGTTCCTTGCCAACTACAAGGAGCAGCGCGCACTCCTGCGCGACCTTGAGGATTCGCTGTTTGATCGCATCGGACCCGAGGCTTCGCGCCAGGTCATGTCGAAGCTGGCAGCGGACCGCGCCTACCACTTCACCCTGAACTACGTTGACAACGCCACCAATCGCTCGCAGATGGCGTGGAAGGTTCGCAACGTCTCTCGGTACTACCGGGCGACGGAGGACTTCTACCGCCGTATGCAGCGCATGGCGACCACGCATCCGGTCGCGTTCTGGAAGGCAGCCCTGACGTATCAGGTGCTCGACGATACGGGCTTCGTGTTCACCGACGGCAACGGCGACAAGTACTTCGCCTACCCCGGCAACGAACTGCTCCAGGGCGCGATGCGGTGGTTCATGCAGACGGCGCTCCGCACGCCGTCGATGGATGTGGACCCATGGATTCTCGGCGGCAAGGTCAGCATGCTGACGCCATCGCTGGACCCGAAGCAGGCCATGCCTCAGGTGATGGGGCCGATGGTTCTGCCGGTCAAGGCCCTGTTCTCGTACTTCCCCGAGTATGAGGGCCTGGAGCGGTACATCATCGGTGACTACGCGGTCGATGGATCGTGGTACGACTCGATCCTCCCTGGCAACTTCTCCAAGATCGCTCGCACGGCGAGCGACGACGAGCGACAGTCCATCTACGCCAGTTCGATCATGGACGCTATTGCCATCGCGTCTGCTCACGGCATGCTGCCGACGAAGAATGCTGACGGTAGCCCGATCGCCACGCCGGAGCAGTTGATGCAGTCGCC